GGTTCCTGTATGGTTAGTAGCACTTATGTTACCACCGGTCATATTGCCAGTTGAACTAATCAATCCCACAGTTAAAAGATTACCACCTGTCACATTACCAACAACTGATACTATACCATTGGCCAATATACCGGTGTTGGTAAATGTTACTATTTCACTGTTGTTGTTGACACTGACAATAATATTACCGTCGGTGGACGGAATACTGATATTGCTTGTGCCATTATTGATATTTGCCACACTGGTTATAACGCCGGTCAAACAGGCACCATTGCCAAGAATGTAATTGCCAGTTATGTTGCCAGTTGAACTGATCAATCCAGCGGTGCGTATGTTGCCGCCAGTGACATTGCCTGCCACACTGACCAGTGTTCCTGTGTAATTGGTTGCGGTTATGTTTCCGCCAGCGTTGATATTATTAGTTACATTTATTGTGGCATTTGAATTGATATTTGCGGCAGCCGAAATCAATCCGCTGGCAAGTAAATTGCCGCCGGTTATGTTGCTGCTAGCACTTATAGTGCCGCCAGTGGCCAAATTGCCGCCAGTGATGGTGTTTGTGGCAGTGACAATTCCTGCAGTCACTAGATTTGCACCTATAACATTGCCACTGGCACTCACAGTGCCGCCAGTGGCCAAATTGCCGCCAGTGATTGTGGCCGAAGCTGAGATCAATCCAGCAGTTAGTAAATTGCCACCTATAACATTGGCCTGAGCAGATACAATTCCCAGCACAGCAAATGTGTTGGCATCTTTGTTGTAGGTCATTCCTGCTACTGCATCAGCATTGCCACTGGTGTTGAAAATAACCTGGGTGTTGGCCCCTGGAACCACAAAATTGCCTGTGACATTGCCCACAAACGTGCCAACAAAATATCCACTGGTGACAATATTGCCTAGAGCGTTGATTGTGCCCTGGGCTGATACATTGCCCAGAGTTAAAAGATTACCGCCTACAACATTGCCCGACGACGAAACATATGCCGCAGCAATGTTGCCACTGTACACAGGTAAAAAGTCTGCAACATTGGCATTGCTATAAGTTGCTGGCAATCCGCTTAAAAATGCACCATTTCCAAGAACATAGTTAGCAGTTGAAATATTACCAATGGCACTGAGTTGAGACACATAAACGCCAGTGTTGGCAAAAACTGCCACATTGCCAGTGCCGTTTATGCTGACATTAGCGTTGCCATTGGGATCAATGATTTCTATAACACTGGTACCATTTTCTATCTTGGTAGCAGATATATTTCCAATAGCTGTAATCTGGGCCCAAATCACAGTTGAGCCATCGTAATTGGCAAAACAATAGTACAAATAATCAGCTGTAGGAGAATAGTAGCCAATTTCGTCGCCCACTTTGCCTATTAAAGTGGTTGGTGGATCAACCTGCACACGAGCATACAACTCACTGAAATTGTCATTGGTTTTTATAAACGCGGTTCGTATAGGATCACCAGCACCATCATTGGGTGCAGTACCTACGTAGATAATCTGTTGAGTCATGGATAGTCGTCCTCTGCTAGTATTTAGCAGATTTGCTAGCCTGCGAACTTTGAGGAATTAGGTTGGACTAAAACTGCTGCCGCAGCCACAGGTGGTTTCTGCGTTGGGATTTTGAATAACAAAACTACTGCCGTGTAGATCTTCTTTGAAATCTACAGTTGCACCAGTTAAATATTGGCCGCTCATTGAATCCACCAGTACTTTGACACCGTTGAATTCAAGATCCCAATCATCTTCGTTGGCAACTTCGTCAAAAGTAAAGCCGTATTGCATACCGGAGCATCCGCCACCTTGTACAAATACACGCAGTTTAAGTGCAGGATTACCTTCTTCTGCAATAAGGTCTTGTATCCTAGTTGTAGCTGATTCAGTCAGTGTCATCATAGTCTTTCGTTACAAACATCCCAGTCGATAATCTTCCAAATATTATCCAGGTATTTTTCTTTGTCCCACTGATAATCAGTGGCCCAAACATGCTCCCACCAATCAATCAGCACACAAATGTCTGTGCGAACAGCATGGTTGGGTATAGTTTTAATTGTGCCATTGGTGCTCAAATACACCCATCCAGAACCTTGAATTTTCATTGCTGTTTCTTTAACTGCAATTTTAAAATCTTCATAGGTTTTAAAATTCTCTTCAATTAAGGCCAGCACCGCACCCCGTGGCCGGTTGGCGCCTTTGGGCGGGCGCAATTGCGGAAAGAATTTGTTGTGTAAAAAGCTACCAGCACGATTAAAATCTGCGTTGCCTTCGCCTGCGTTGTAACGCTTTGCATAGCCTTTGGCCAAATGCCCGTAATGGTATTCTAAACTTTCTTTACTCAATACTGGCTCCAGGTCTTTCTCACCGTAAGGCAGCGGTGTAGTTTCCAGCTTGGCAGGCCGTGTACTGGCCTCTACTAGATTTAAATCTTGTCGTATTTCGTAGTGCATATGGGTATTTATGCGCCTAGTGCATTTGCATATCGGTTTTGCCACAGAGCTGCCGCGGCAATGTGTGCATCTTCCAATGGATGCATTCCTCCCTTGGACACAAAAAATCCATTTTTTCTGGACCAGTCTACAAAATTTTGCCCTTCAAATAATTCTAGTTCTGGATATACTAGTTTTTGCAGTTCGTTGATGTAATCGGGAGTCAAATCCTTGTGTTCACAAGAAATATCAAACATGTCATAATCCATGTAGGTTTGTATGCAATTGATATTTTTTTGTTTCATATATGATTGTGCCGCATATATTATTTGTAAATTTCGTAATTTATTCCATAGTATGCCAGCATTGATTCGTGAATGATAAAACTCGACCATTTCTTTAGCCTGAGTGCGGTCTACCAAGTCTTTAAGACGTGCTGGCACACAAGTAGGGCCAAAGGTAATCCAAGTTTTATGGTCAAAAACATAATAATCCCAACGACTGATCCAAGTCCAGTTTATAACTGCCAAGGTGTCTTCAACTGGATTTTGTGCAAACCAAGAATAAATTTGCTGTGCAATGTAATCGTTCCCACATCCGGAGTTTGCCCTAGTATGATATTCACAATTTAAATTGTTGGCAACGCGACCCGGCCATCCCAAAGATCCGTCGTCGTTGTTTTCTTGTTCTGAGCCATAGACAAAACTATCGCCAAATCCTATAATTTTTTTAGTTGTCATTTTCTTTTACTTGTTTATTTTGAGCCAATAAGTATTGACATGAAACGAGCAGTTATTTGTGCAAACAACCCTCAGGATTATATCAATCAATTAGATGATTACAGTATCATGATCATCAATCCTGATGCGGCTGCATCAAGACAAAAATATTTATTAGACAATGCTGACTATAGTTTATTAATCACCAACCAAGGTGAAAGCTACAGAGACGGTGCGGACTACTGCAACGAACGCTTGCTTTGGTATACCAGTGGTACCACCGGAGACAGCAAGTTTTGTAGTTTTACTCAAGATCAAGTGAATACATTGGCTCAGCGAATCTGTTCTGCCTATGATATCACTGCAAATGATCGGTATGTCAGCATAATGCCTCTGTGGCATGCACACGGACAAGGAATGTATTGGGCTATACAACAGGCCCGGTGCGAAATACACTATATGCCTGTAAAAAATATCAAGTCCATGCCTGACTATGATCCAACTTTTATCAGTGCTATTCCTGATTTTTTACGAGTTATTTCTCAAATGGATTTTGATCATTTGAGATTTATAAGATCTGCCAGTGCGGCTTTGCCCACGGAATTGTATCAGCATCTGTCAGAAAAATATCAGGTGCCTGTGATAGAAGCATTTGGTATGACTGAGTCCTTGAGTCAATGTTTTACCAATCCTTTGCATGGAGAACAACGACCGGGCACTGTGGGTTTGCCCGACGGAATAGAAGCTGATATTGTGGACGGACATCTCTACATTCAAGGTTCTACTGTGTTTGCTCCTGGATGGTACGACACTGGCGATTTGGCCGATCGTGATGAGGCTGGATATTATCGTATATTAGGGCGCAGCAAAGATCAAATCAATGTTCGCGGCATCAAAGTTAATCCAGTGAGCTTGGAATATCAACTGAAATCCAACATTGACAATCTCACAGACTGTGTGATTTTTGGCACAGATTGTGTCAAGTGTTTGTACACTGGCACCTGTGATTCACAGACCATTAAAGATTTTTTAATTGGCCTAGGACAACATTGTTGGCCACGAGTGCTAGAACAGATTGACTTGATACCAGTGAGTCCGTCTGGAAAAATTTCTCGAATCTGGTTAAATGAAAGGTATTAGTATGTCTAGACTTGTTGCATTTGGATCCAGTATTATAATGGAAAAAAACTCATTTCCAGAGTTGATAGCAACACATCTGTCTCGTGATTATGTGTCACGAATCAAACCTGTCAATTCCAATCACAAAATTGCCAGAATGGTGTTATACCAAAGCTACGAATCTGATGATTTTGTGCTGGTGGATTGGACAACAACTATACGACACGAGTTCAGAACTGAACAAGGATGGGTGGGTACCAGCAGGGCAACATACAAACCCGGTTGCGGATTTGAAGAACACTGGTATCAAGGTCCTGGCCAATGGGAGTATACCGGAATATCTTCATCCTTGAAGGAAATTATATTAGCACAGACATTCCTTGTTGCTCGTGGTATACCTTACATGTTTACATTTGACTACGACGATATCATTGCCAGTAATTTGTTAGCAGAACCGGATAATTATATCAGTTCATTGAAAATTCTAATTGATTGGAATCGTGTGGTGTTGTTTGATAATCATGGATTTTTAACCTGGTGTAAAAAGAATAATTATGAATTCAACGGGTCGCATCCAAAACAATCTTCGCATCGGATAGCAGCCGATTATCTATTAAATAAATTTAAATTTTAAATTATCTACGTCTTACTATGCGTCCACGAGTTACATCGTAAGGACTAAACTCCATCTCTACTATATCACCAGCCAATACTTTGATGTTGTTTTGGCGCATACGCCCATTCAATGAGGCTAGTACAGTATTTTCAATACCTGTTAGTTTTACTCGGTATGTAGTGTTTCGTAACACTTCTATTACCACACCATCCATCTTTATAAAATCGTCTTTACTCAATTGTGACCGCTATCTTTTGTAATCTATCCCATCTGAAACTACGCCACCCATTGGCGTTGCAATCCCAAACTGCACAGGTTTCTTTTTTGTCTACGGTTTTGGATTGGTTTACAGGCTCTTTATTTACATGTTTAGCACCCAAGGTCTCGTTTAAAGTGCAGGTCATTGAGCGCATACTTCCATCAGCTTTGGTAAACTCAATTTGAACTGTGGATTCATTGAGCATACCATACATCCAATTTTGCAATTTTTGCCGGTCCGGCTCACTGGCTTCTTGGTACCAATTGCCAGCGTTGCCCTGGAGTAAACGCCAAGTTTCGCTTTTATTAAATGCTTGTAGGTCAAATTTCATCGTCTCATCCTTGAAATATCTATGGCTTGTTCGTCACTGAAAACCGGTACTGCATTTGATTTATGCATTGTAGCAATACCTTTGACTTTGGTGCCTGTGTAAACTTTTGCTGGTGCTACTGTGGCAACACCGGCGCCTGAATTTAAACTAGGAATATGTTTTGTATCTGTACGACCTATAGGAGTAGGAAGGCTATAAGTCAAGGTCTCTGCTTTCATGGCACGACTACGCTTTTTTTCTTCAGCTTCGATGCCTTGTTTTTTAAGCAATTCTTTCCATGACGCATCTAGCTCACGGGCCTTACGTGCTTCATCGGCATTACGAAATTTTATCTTGCCCTTGCGTTTACCATTTAGACTCAACGAAGGATGGTGTAAATGCATGCTCATAATTTATCCTGTAATCATGTGTGAATAGTCAATTATAACAAGTTATTAGTTATTGGTCAACCTGTTACTGATTTATACCATATAGTGTGCAACTTTTGGGCAAGTTTTGCATCAATTTGCGTAACAAGTTCTGATTCTATAAATTTGATTATTTGATCAACTTGTTCTGTAAATATATCTTCAGCATTCAGTGTAAAAAAATCTTTTTCACCAAATAATTTTTCCATATATTGAACAGAGTATAAACTGGTTTGTTCATGGAACCAATAGTTCTTAAAATTTGGACAAAATTTTAGCAGCCTATCATAAGCTGCAGTATTTTTTTTTGGAAATGTTATTATTAAAAATTTACGATTTATAAAAAATTTATCAATTTGTTTTTGTTGTATCCAAAGATATTCTGCTAAATGTCCACATAACACGTTGCTTTGGATCTGTAACTGTGGCAAATTATCCAACAAAGATTTTTCTTGTAGATTTGATATATCAGCCAGATGTGCAGTTTTTATGCCCGGCCGATATTTACTAAGATCAGTATTGCGTGTAAATCTACTAGATAATCCAATTAAATTTGCTAGATGATTGCCGCCAAGTCCTGGTGCAAATATAACAAATAAATTTTCAATCATTTGAATAGTATTAGAGCCATTAAAACAGCCTGTGCCATAAATCCCATACCAATGGTAATGATGTTAAGTGCGTCTTTGAGTATGACTGCTCGGCCAAACATTAGGATAAGTCCTGCCCACATGAATAGCACAATGTCCAAATTGGGTGTGCGGTCACTGAGTCCGGTTAATAGGCTCAACAAAGTAGGGATGGTTGCACAATGAATAATAACAGTGGCCAACCATCCCAGCGTTTCAGCTGAAATTTTAGGTAAATGTTCGTCAATAAATTGTCTAAATCCTTGAACTGCAGATTCAATAAAAGTTAATCCAAATTTCATATTTTTTCTCCGTAAAAGATGTGATTTCCAATTTGAGCAACAACAGGTTTACCCCATTGTGGTTTTATATGCACTGCATGAAAATACATGGCCTTTTGTAAACTAGGCAATCGAAAACCTTCAAGCAGTACTTTTTTGGCTACTTCTTCGCTTTCTTTCCACATGGCTCCATGCACAGATTTAGTTTTGTGTGTGCCTTCACAGTACCAGCTGAACTGACAAATTACCTTTTCGTATACAATGTTCTTTTGATAAACTACTCCGCACACATTGCTGGCAAATTTTCCACTGTCCACTCGATTCATAGTAACCTGTGCCACTGCTACTTTACCTTCAAACGGCTCACCAGCTGCTTCCCAATAGATATTACGAGTCAGGCATTCTAATTGTTGGGTGCGCTCTTTTGCGCTCACATGTTCTGGTTTATGTAATGCGTTGTTTGCTTTTAGATTGTCAAGATGATAAGTTGTAAAATTTACCACTATCATAATAACCATCAAGAGACTTACAAATTTTACTAATACACTACCCCATGTTTCTAAGATGGTGCAGATGCTGTTGGTTGAATTATTCAACTTGTTCTCCTTTTAACTGGATTGATAAGAAGGGGCAGATGTATGATTGTGACCTATTGCCAATATATAAATTAGCAGATTGGGTTTTCTGCCCCCGCAAATACTTAGTTCTGACTTTGTTAATGGACTGTTATACCGGAAATTCTGGTACATTTTTGTCGTTAACTACACACTTAATCAACAATCGGTGGTGGCATTGCAGTTAGCTTTTCCCACATCTCTGATTTTTCTTTAAGTTGTTTTTCTAGTTCTCGGTACTGCTCGCCAAGTTCTCGAAGTTGATCCCATTCTGTTTCTAGTTCTGGGTTTGGGTGTAAAATATTCAAGCGTTCTGCAATGGTGTTTAATGTATCCATCAGGCTTACACCGTTGACCCGGATGTCAGCATTTTCACCTTGGAGACTGATTGTTCCGCTGGGAACAATGGTGCCAGCCTGTGTGTTCCAGTTGGCATAACTGTAGCCGTTGGCCCCTGTGACCGCACTAATAGTGCTACCACCATTGATTAAGTAAGGATTGTCAATGGAGTAGGTACCAGTTGTGTTACCAAGTGATGATACAGTTATAGAGTCAATAGCACCAATGGTAGCAGGTGCGTCTATTGAATCTATAGAAATGGTATCTTCACTGTAGTGAGTGGTGTTGTTAGATTTTGCTAAATCCATGCAATTACTTTTATATTCAACCAGCAGTATTTACAAAGCGGTACCCGGATTAGGGTTTGGCAGTTGCTAATGTTTCTTTTTCAGCGGTAATTTCTTTACGACGCTCTTTGATACCTTTGCTCATTTCCTGCAGGGCTTTTCTAGCACGGGCCGCTGCGGCTTTGACACCTTTTTCTGTAAACTTGGCATTTTCGGCAAGGTAAGTTTCATAAGCGGCTACGATTTGTTCATGTTGTGTCATTTGTGTTTCCTTTAAATGTATAGTAATTATACAACATTTTGCACACTTGTCAAATTTTGTTTAATCAAATTGAAAACGTATTTTGCTGTGTGTACTCTAAAATCATCGGGCGGAATTTATGAACCCAGGTCGTCATTTCTTCCGACCCGAATTTTTCAAATACATCAAATGGTGCAGTGTAATTATTATTTTGTAAAAATGCCAAACTCCATATTAAAAACAACCTATGATTAACATTTGTTTTGTAATTTACAACCTGGCAAGTTTTTGTATAGCTATCTAATGCAATTTTAAATTGAGGAAAATCAATATGATTTTTTTTGTGATTGTATTCAAGGAAATTACAGATAGCAGTCCAGGCACGATTAGGATCAACAAATAAATCTTGCCAATCAATTTGAAATTTTCCAGGACATTGATAGTTTTGTATACATCTACATTGATCAATTAACCAGAAAAAATTATCTTTGTTGTTAATAGTTTGTTTGTGAGGATTTACTATAAATTTTTTCCCTCCAATACGTGTGTACTTGGAGTTGCGTAATATTTGTTTATGCAGATATAATTTCCAAAAATTATATTTGTAAGAGTTATTTCCAATGGACAATGTATTATCTGTAATCATTGGATGGTGACCTAACTCAATTTTATATATGTTATGAAAATTTATTTTTTGAGCTGCCCAACTATAATCAGGGTAAACACAATAACTTAACACACTTGCAAGCCAATTGCCTCCTGCTCCAGGAGGGAACGAAACTTGTAATTTTATAAATTGCGACATAAATCACCCATGTATGTGTCGACGATTCCAAGTATCCCATATAGTTACATCGTCCCAATTGTGGCGCCAGGTCACCATAAACAAGTTCAATGAATTATGATCAAACAAATACATACGTCCATCATCGATTCTGGCACGAGCATTTTTATTGTCGTTGATCCAGGCAGTGAATAAATTTCTAGCCTGAGACGTTCTGAGTAATATTATAAACATGGCTTCACCATGTTTATCTTTGGGTTGGGACATTTAGTGCAAGGATTGATTGGCAGGCTGACTACAAGCAAGCGCAGTCAATTGCTCAACATATTTAGCAAATTCATCGTCTATTATGACTTCTTCATTGTCGTGTTCAGCTGCAGTGTCATTGGGCACACCCAAAACACGCATGAGACCGCCCATATGGATTTTAGTTATACCTTCTCGATACAATACCAACATGAGATGCATGGTAGCTATACGGATTATTTCTTCTTGGGTGTTTTCATCGAGCATACAATTAATTATGACAGATTTAAAAATCGTAAAAAATGGCACCGAAGTGCCATTGTGTTGGAGTAGATTCCTATTAGGCTTCTACTGCTGAGTTAACAGCCTTGGCAGGTGTTTTGCCAGACTTCACACTTGAAGCACTGACAGTCAATTCGCCTTTCTTGGCAAGTTTGGTTTTTTCTGCCAATTTGTTGGCTACTGCATAGCTGGCATCGCCAGTGTAGCCCTGTGTGTCTTGCAAGAACTGCAAAGCCTGCAATTTGGTCATTGCATGTGGAAGTTCAATCAGATTGATATCTGTGCAACCAGACTTGTTCAAAATCTTATGACGAGATACCAAATCATTCGCAAAGCGAGCTTTGGTAGTGCCATCAGGATTAGTTGCAGTGCCTGCGACGGAGAAGAGTTTTTCAGTTGTTGACATGGTGTTGCCTTTCAAAGTTGCCTATAAAGTTTAAGTTAAAATACATGTTGCTTGTCACACAACATATCAATATTATAGCAAAAGAACAGTTTATGGTCAAGTCTTTTTGCAATAATTTTGATTGGGTTTGCCCGAATCACTGGGCCAATTCTTTGCTTTGAGTTTGGATGGTCTGAACGCCCTTGTCAAACATTCGAGCAATGCCCGAAAATCCAACGGCACTGACCACCAAGCCTAAAATGAATCCAATTATGAGTTTGCTCATGATATTTCCTTAGATAATGCTCACACGGTTGAGTTGGGTGGTGTTATTGTCACGGTGAGCTTTGACAGTGCCACGGATCTTTGTACCGGGTCCTGTTTCAATAGGAGCGCGGTAGCTAAAAAACACACTACGATTTTGACTATCAACCGCAGCTACAAACCAAACATTGTAGTTGGCGCTGTAAGAAGCTCTCAAAACTTCTACTTCTAAACTGACTTTTTCACCCACACGGCCAATGTGTTCATTGGCAGTTTGACGCAGTCTCGAATCTGTTTCTGCACGAGCCTGGCCACGAGCTTGGCTTGCTGGCAAGCATGGAACAATGGCCAAGGCCAGTCGATCCAAATTGGAATCAAAACTTTCCTCTACTGCAACGACCTTTTGCACACTTAGATCAAATTCGCTCAATTGACCTTTTAGGGCTTTGACAGTGAAGTCACCACGCACCCAATCCAAACACTCTTGACCAGCTTGGTAATCTTCGGCAGTCAACTGAGTTGGGTCAGTCAGCAATTCTGCAAACACTTCGCGACTGGTTTTAAATTTCAACACAGGTGGATCTGCTTGGTGATCCCATTCAGTGGCCTTGATATAACGGTTATCATTGATACGATGTGCTGCAATGGCCGCTGCCCAAACCAGGGCCACTGGATACTTGGTACCGGGTGCGGCTGAACGAGTTGATTTTGGGTATTTGCCTGGCATATAATATTGCATCTTTTTGCTCCTTTTGTTGCCTTAAATCTTTGTGAGAATCCAAACCTTCACAGCAAAGATCACAACGACCACTGCTGTTGTTACAATAATTTCTAAATCTGTCATCACATGCTCCAATAAGTTTCCGAAGCCGGGTTGCATGACCACGGAGTGTCTGCATCAATCTCTACCGGCTTGCCTGTCATTAAATTGCGAACAGTGATCCGGGGTGCAGTGTAAGTGCCGCGATCTACAATGTTCAGTTGGCTTTCGTTCCAACCTGCCTTGTTACACAGACGAGTGCGGGTGGCTTTGGCGGCACCAAAAGTTTTGTAGGCACGAGTTCGGTTGGGACCGTCTGTGACAATAAGACCAGTACCTTTGGCAACAATTACATAACTCATCTTGAACTCCTTTTTAATTACTATACAAGTATTATAACAGATCGGAATTTATTGGTCAATCAATCTAACCGTGAACCTGCGTAAACACGATCCAGACCCAGCTTGTTCTTCAGTACTTCGGCGTAGGCTTCGGCGCCGGCTTCCAAGATGCTGATGCTTTGTGTAGGGAAACCACTGGGGTTCCACAGGCACAAGGCACCCGTGTAGTCTTTGCGGAAGCCTGCGGCTGCCAACCACTTGCCCAGCTTGCTGTTTGAGCGAACGCCGTAGACGTTAACCCAGGCAAAGCCACAAGCATCACGATCGCCATGCTTGGCGTGGAATGCCTTGGCGGCAGTACGGGCTTGGATGCCTGCTTCGTTGGTAGCGTCTTGTACCAACTGCTCTGTGATCACTGTTGCGACTGCTTGCATAACTATCTCCTTTTTACTTACTATGCTGTTATTATAACAAATTGGGTATTTTTGGTCAACCGTTTTCACACAAAATCATAGGCGTATTCGCCTTGAATTGGGCCGTTGAGTTGCACTTTTCCCACACCAAATTCCAGGATCAATCGGTCAAAAATGGTCTGGGCAGTCAACTCAGAACAAGCAGCAAACAAGGTGCCAGTTTCTCCAAAAAAACCAGCATGTTCGTTGTCATTTAGCAACGGACGAACAATGTAAGTTACATCGCTTTCAAATTTTTCTTGCTGGTGCTGAGTGATCATTTCACCAACTGTTTCGTATCTTAAAGTCATCTTTAACTCCTTGTTTCTTACTATACTTCTATTATAGCAAAACGGGTGTTTTTGGTCAACCTTTTTGTGTTGTTTTTTTGCAACACTTATTTGGCTTTGTAGGCCTTGTAAAAATGGGCTGCATAGTCTGCATAATTGCAATAGGCCCATTCTTCTCGACGGCCTGGCCACCAATTAATTGGTCGGTTTTCACCCCGTAATATATCCATCATCAGGACACGATTATTTCGTGTGACCTGAGCCTTGGCTGAACTTTCGCGATCATACACACTTATGCAGTGACCCGATTTCACCCGATACACTACAAAAAACAATTTAACTCGGCTATCATGCCGCCTCTAACATGTTTGCTGGAACTCTAAACAAAGAGCCGCCGGTGTGAACTGTGATATACTTGATGGCAATTTTTTCAACTGTGCCAAGATAAGTACGGCCATTGCGATTGCTGGTAAACTTAACACGATCCCCAATACACAACGACCGTTTGTTGTTGATTACCAGTTGGGTTCGAGCAAATTTCACTGCCATCATAACAGATTCCAACTGCTCATTGGTTAATCCATTGAACATGATTGCATTGTTGATTTCTTTGATATCCATTATGCCACCTCTTTATTAGTCAATAATTGTTCCAAGAATGAAATACGAATTTCGTCAGTCACACCTCGACTCTGCAGACTATTGTACAGGTCTAGCTCTTCCTGAATTTCTTCCGGAGTGCATGATTCGTATTTCTCTAAAAACTCCACAAACAATGATTTCATCTGTCCCATATCAATCCTTTTTAGAACGTATTTGTTTAATAATTTTATCAGCTTCTTTGGTGTTTTCAACGCCAGTGCGGCATTGTTCAACTACGGCCATTTTCATCATTTCAATGATGCCTTCACACTCAATCTTTTCTCGCTTGGGCAAGGTGTTGATAAAGGCCTGAACTTGGTCGTATTCTTCAAGACTCCACATGATGTCTGCCAGCACCTGTTGGCGAGCGTTCAGCCCATGCAATTCTAAATCATTCATTACCAATCCTTTTTGTTGCCGTCGGCTTCGTTCCAGTCGTAACCGGCCATGTAGTCTGCAATCTCTTGCGGTGTAAGGTTTATGTTTAAAGAACCCGAATCACCACCCACTCCGCCTTTGTGCGGTCTACGTGGGCGACCGTAGTAGCTGTCTGCTGAACCACGATCAAACGCATCACCGTGCTCGACTTCGTATGTACAACCATTGTATTCTGCTTTGTAACCTGTCTTCATTGAATTCTCCTTAACCCGCTTTGCGGAAGTACATATAGGGCAAGCCCAGTGTCCAAGCAAGGTAACTGTCGTCACCGTTGGTCTCTTCTGCTTCGTGGATCCAACGCATGGCCATGGCCAAGTCTTTGGCACCCATGCTGATCAATTCAGCAACACGGCGCTCAAATGTTTCTACAGCCCGAGCTTCGGCTGTTTTGCGTTCTTGGTCGGCCGCATCGATTGCTACACCGAGACCTTCGAACTCTGCATCGAACTGCTCAAGAGTCCAGGTAGAGGTGTCAATGTGACGGGGACGGAAGCCGTAAGCATCTTTATACATGTCCCAAAAGGTAGCTTGGGCCTGCTCTAATTGTGTCATGTCTTCCCATACTGTAAACATCTGTCTCTCCTTAAACTGTATATGATGCGCCGGTCAACACATTTACCACTCGGGCACCAGGGCCAAATTCGGCGCGGGCTTCTAACATTTCTTCTGTGCTAGGACCACGATAGTTGGCACGATAAGCTTCAATAGCGGCACGGTCTTCAATTATGCGTTGAGCCAAACTGTTGGATTGTATCTGAGCATCCATCCAACCTGCATCTACAAAATTTTGCAACATGTCTGCAAAAGGAATTTTATCGTTGGAATGCCAGCGAGCAACTGGACCAGTTTCATCATTGGTCCAGTCTAAATAAAACTGAGATTTGTACTTTTCATCTACCATTTTGAACTCCTTTTTGCTTAACATGCTGTTATTATAACCGATCTTGTGTTTTGGGTCAACCGTTTAGTGACTGTTCAGAGCTGGATTTTCGCCATTGATTAGCTCGCGTTCTACTGCATGAGCTGGTTTGCGTCCACGCACAATGTCAACTAAAAGTACTGCAAAAGCTTCTGCTCCGTGTTCGCGGATGCTGTTGCATAAAGCCCACGTTTTGTTTTCAGTCAGTGCGCGACGCACATGCTTTTGGAAGCGAACTTTCAATGCTTTTTTTACTTGCGAGCCGCATACAGTGATGCCAATATATGACTCATTGGTGTTAGTGTTTACTAACATGTAAACTGCATGCTTGGTGTCTTGACGGCGTTTTCTTGTCTTCATGTTAGTATTATAGCAAATCGGGCATTTTGGGTCAACCAAAATTTTGTTGTATTTTAGCCACAAAAAACCCCTATAAAATACAGGGTTTTAGGTGTTGTTTTTTAGCACTACTTTATTAAATCGGACCAGTTGATATTTTGTAAAAACCAATCTGCAATTTTCTGATGTCCCAATATTGAAGGATGATTATTCCATGTATAATATTTTTTGTATGCATCCGATACTGTTAATTCAGTGTGATAAGGTGGCCTTTTATTATAATTTTGCCCCCAAGTATCATTGAGTATATCTACTAGAGTATTATTATTAAACTGATGACCCAAGAAATTGTCAGTTTCAAGAATCTTATCAAAACTATTTAAATGATCTTCAAAACTATACAATGGATTATCAAATAAATTAAATTTGATTATATTTACTTTGTATTTCTTAGATATTTGATCCAATGCAGATATAATATAAAATAAATCAAATATCTCAACAAAACGTAAATTCTGATTTTCTACTAATCCATTGTCATTTATACCTTTATTATTGACTGACAGACTTCTTCTATCTCTATAGGTGGTGGTAATCCCAAACAATATTGTGTCTTTTTCTGTTAATAATCCATTGTAGATAATTCTCATTAATCTATCCAACTGGTAAAAATTGCTATGTCCTCTTCCTGCCTTGTTAAGAAATTCGCAATTTAATTTTTTTGCAATAATGGCCGCAAAACTAACATTGTTTTTAAGATATTCTTCTCTTTCAATCGGCGGCATGTTGTGTGTTGGTGGAAATTTTGGATTGTAGTTTATATCAGCAGGGCCAAAATCATCTTGGTCGCCCACAACAAAACTATCTCCAAACGCTATTATTCGTGACATATTATCCTACTTTATATGGAATATTTGATTCCGGCAATTGCAATATTTTTTATGTATTTTTTAATGAAATCTAATTCAAACTGTGACAACACTATGTTTAACTCTTGTCCATCAACAGTTTTTATTGCAACACTTTTAAGATTGGGCGGGCTTATAATAAGGTCACTATTAAAAAATACACTATTTCCCTGACTGTCGTGCAACTGTGTTATTAGTTCAGCAAAATATGTTGGAGTCCAAGACAGTATTTCTTGCTCGTCTTTGACAAAATAAGTTTTGGGATCTAGGTGTAATTTTTGTGGTACATAAAACATATCAGAGTCAGGAGAACGTCCATCCTCATAATGATGCCAGGGCATTATTACAGTAGGGATTGACAATGTGTGAGCAAGATGACACATGCCGCCTTCGTAGCCAATCACACAATCACATAGTTCATTTAGCTGCCAGACTTTTTGTTCAATGCTGGTATCTAATCTGTTAAATGTTATGACATCATATCCCGCTGATTGCGCCAACTGAAAAATTTCACTCCAGAATTCTTTTGAATATAATCGATTGTAAGGAAATGCATTGTTTGCAAATTCATACTGCAGGTCCCAGGTGGCCAATCCAATGCATGGTTTGCGCTGGTCAGAGATAGGATATTGTTTACCAAACAAAGCCAAATTATCATTATGAAGATACGGACTAAAAAATTTACCTTTGTCTGTGCATTTTAATATTAGATCATCTTCCAATGCCTGTTTGTCAACAATGGTCAATTGTTCAATTTGAAAGATTTTTTTTATTTCTCTAAGAGTTGTGTTTGATGCTGGCGTATGCAGAGTAATGGGTTCTCCAGAATGCAACAGCATTGACAATATTGACAGTGTTGACCCAATGCCTGTTTGTGACAGTTCATATTCTAACATAGTGTATATATTCAAATAAAAAGCCCAGGCACTTTTACGTAGCGTGGGCTTTTTTGTATGCTTGCATTGCCAAGGATCTTGCCAATGCTAATCTATCTTGGACATAATCAGAAAGTTCTTCATCATCGTGTACTACTTTTCCAAACTCTAAACTCCTGCGATTACGTCCAAATGTGACTTCATCGTCTATTATGAAGTCATCATTGTCATCTAGATTATTTGGATGCCGGTGCAGCTGCCTTGGCGTCTGCTTTAGGTGCGTCCTTCTTAGCAGGCTCACTTTTGGCAGGCGTTGCTGGTGCAGGTGCGGCAGCTGGTTTAGCAGGTGCTGTGGCAGCAGGCTTGGCATCAGCTTTCTTTTCTTCTTTCTTGGCAGGTTCTGCGGCAAAAGCAGAGACAGCAAATGCTGAAGCGATCAAAGTTGCGACTAATTTCATGATAAGTTTCCTTTTTGGTTAATGTAGAAATTTCTATCCCTACATATATACAACGCCTGGGCAACACATTTAGTTGACAAACTATTGTTTTTTGGTAAAAATATAAATGCCTTCAGATTTTGTAGCCTGCTCAGCTCTGTTATTTCCTACTCCGGGTCGTGTGGTCAATAACATGTTCACAGTTTCTTGGTATTCAAAACCGACCTGCTTGCTTATTTCTTTCCATCGATCCACAATTTCAAACTGCTCTTTGCCATTTTTATAATCTGCTATGTTTACTGCATATATGCCATCTGAACACAAGCTGCGATGTATCATTTGCAATGTGGGCACAACATAAGATTCAAACCAAGCATCAAGGTTACGATAGCGATTCATGCACTGAGTGGGTTCATCGCAGTAGGTTTCCAGATTGAAATAAGGCGGACTTGAAAATGCTGCATCGTATGCGTCAGGTGCTGACTCCAGTTCTTCACTGCCGCAGTTGTGCATTTCATATCCGGCACCCATTCCACAATCAGTGATCAATTCGCCCAGTGCCACGAGACCTTGATAGGTGCGAGTGTTGGGATCTATACCCGAATAATGATAGCGTAGATTACTGGTCAATGCTCCCAGCATGCGGCCACCGTAGCCTGAGCTAAAATCCAACACTTGCCCGCGAAACACCGGACAAATGTATTCCCATATGGCCTGAGCATTCATTGGCTTGAAATTCTGTATGGTACCGCCGTTGACCAATTCCAGTGCGGTTCTAAGACTCCGAGGATGAACTGCTTGATCTCCATTGTCACGGAACTTGTAACAGATCTTAATGGCACGTCTGAGTTTGTTGTCATGATTGAACCGTGACCGAATACTCACAGTGTCATTGTTGTTCCATTTGGCATCCTGCATGTTGGGAAACCAAAAACGGCCAAATGCTGATCCTGCTGAACCGCCAATGGCCAAAGTGCTATTTTTAACCGATTTTTTTGCCGCAGCCACTGCATGAATCTGTTGACGACATCCTTCTAAACTGTAATAAGTTATAGGAACAATGCCAACTGATCTATATATTTGAAATGCCGCTTCTTGTATGGCTTCTTTGCCGGCATCGTCTGCAGCAGTCCATGCCTGTTTGCTCAACACTCGGAGTTGACTATCTACAGATTCGTAACCAGTGTATTCGTCAGAAGTGGGGATCACTCCCCACTCTGCACAGATGTTATTGTAATAGGTTTCAATCAGTGACACGTTCTATTCCAATGAATGTATTTTCTATTTCCCATTCTACCCATCCGTGTACCGCTTGATGGTCAATGTTTTCGTTGATCCACTCGTATCTAAATCCATTAGTGCCTGTTACAATGTGTTGATAAAAATCAGATTTGATTCTGTTTTCTAGTTCACGTACAAGCCGTTCTGGACCTGTCCATAAACCTGTGAATTTTACTGTGTGCCCAACATGACCTTCGTAGCCTTGTGTACGGCCTGTTGGGTTGCCAGTGATGCCAAAACAAGTCCTGGTTAGGATGTTATCTGTAGCATCATCAACAAAACGATGGCGCCACAGATAAAAGTAATAAGGTTTAGATTCCTGCATACAGATTCATACCAGGTACCACAGGCATGTTCAATTTGCCAGCATACTTTTTGGCATCAAGATAGTCCAGCACCAAAATTGGAGTGAGACAACTGTCACTCCAGGATTTGTTTAGATTGTTGGCATACTGAAATGACTCCAGACGTTGTTTACAATCTTTATGAAAGGCCTTGGGTGAACCATACAGTGTTTTGAACATGTTGAACAGATCATTTTCCATTGCTGCATCCAGTTTGACTGCAGGTTTGTTGACACGAGCCGCATGATGCAGTCGACCAAATGCCAAAATAAAACCGCCATCTACACCTTTTTCGTTTGGGTAATAGCGATTGTGCCAGGCTAGTGCCCAGTCCAAATCTTGCTTGGCCAAATCAAACACTTTTTGTTCTGTGCCGTGTCCAGCAATCAAGTTACAACCATGCAGGTATGTGACCATGCCCGGTGTGGCCTGATTGCTTTGAGCTGCACTGGCCTTGGCCGGAAACATACTGTTGTTTTCAAGTATCTGCTGGATTTCTTCACTTTGCACATCTTCAGTAAATTCTGAATTGTACAGTCTAACACCGTTTACACGACTGCGATGCAGGTGAAATGCATCAATGGGTTTGCGCATGCCACCATTGATCTGTCGGAATCCATAGTTGCCTACTGCTTCGCCTTTGAGATCACTGCCAGGAACTGCCATGTCTTCATCAAAAGATTTGATCTGGATCAAATGGTCTGGGCTGACCAATCCAGCCTGCATCAAGTGGAATATGATACAAGAACTTTGCTGGCCTTCCCAGGCACTGTATCTACCATTGGCCAATTTGGTGCACATCACAGGCATGATAATGCGTGGATCAAAACGTTCAAGAATGTCTGCTTGATGGTCGGCTTCCTCATCACGTTGGATCTCAACATTGATGTCAATTTCACTGGCTGGTACCAGCAGGAGTTCACCAAAATGCTCCTGTGTATATGTTTGTCCAGCAAGACGAGCTTTTAAATCTGCAACGGCTTTTTGAACCTTGGTATTGGCATTGGCCTTTGCGGCTCTTTGAGTCAGCGGCACATAAATGGCCCGAGCCTGGTTAGGAGTAAGTCGACGATTTTGTTGTAGCACAATGGGTGCAAACGGATTGGCACCTCTGTTCACAGTACGAGGCAAAGTGATAGCATTGACAGTTGTTGTCATTTGAATTTCCTTTAAAATTAATAAAATTGTTTTTTAAAACAGCACGAAGCCACTCTATCAAACAGTTGTAATTGTACTAAAAAACAAAGCAGTTGTCAACCTAGGCAATCACTCTTTTGTTGGTGTTGCGGTCACTGTAAAAACATTCGCCATTTTTGCGTATATGATCCACTATGTATTGGGGATTTGTATCAAATGCTTCCACTAGATCCTGTTTGGTTATTCCATCATCAACAGAAAACAAGTAAATCTCGTAGTTGCGCTGAGGGTTTGCCTGTGCCCTGAGTCTGAGATGGAATGGGTTAGCAAGTGCATGTCTTGGGCTGGACTTGCCTTGTAGTCGTTCCCACATGACTCGTTGTTCATCTGCAGTGACGTCATCGAGGTATTCAAGACCATTGCAGTCCCACATGGCTATAAAAGTATGGGTCATAACACCTGAATTTGTTTTTTCTTGTCTTTTGACGGGGCAAATTCACATTGAAGATAATAATCTGTAAGTTTAGCAGTAACCATTGCCGGTAAATCATAGTAGGGAGTTTCCAACAAAAAAATTACATCAGTACGCCGCCAGGTGCCAGTACGAAAAAATTGTTCAACAGTTTTTCTATGTTCAACATTTGTTACATCAAATATTACAGTAGGGCGTAGTGTCAAGTTCAAAAGGCTCATCATGGTTTATCCAAAGAGTTTATAACAGTTAAATTATAGCACACATTTGAATTGGTGTCAACTCAGTGCCACCGCATTACAAATGCCAGGTAATCCCGTTCTGAATCAAAATAAAAGATATATTTTCCCGGAGTGCGGTCAGAACTGGTTTCTATCAATTGCCAACGCCATTCATCGTCCATTCCTAATTTGCACCAAGCTAAAATATATTCAATTTCTCCAAATGGTTTGGTGATTTCGCAGGCATGACTAAAACTCACTGCTTCTCGGAGATAACTAACCGGAGGATCTAATAGCATGATTAGGTGGCAGGATATTCTTGATCATATCTGGTGTACACTCGATCAATGGCCGCATCAAATAATTTTTCGGGCAAGCGCCACTGAGTATAAGATAAGCCAATATCATTTACGTAACGTTCGCCAGGATAACCGCCCAGTGGACCGTTCATTTCATAAAAGAAAAAATCACTACCATTTTGACGCCAATCACGTTTTGAATAATAATGCGGAAATCCTTCAAAATGATCCAGTTCATCTTCGTCCTGCGGTGTCAACGACCACAGTACACCGGCACATTGTGCACCGTTGACCGGAATTATGGTGGCATGGCTGTAGAATTCCAATTGCCAGTTTTGTAACATCATGGCTTTGATCGGCTGAGCGGTAGGGCATCGGCGGCGCATGACCGCACGATTCATATTGGCACCATACGCAAAATAAAGACGTTTATTCAAGATACTGTTCCTTTATATACTTATCTGCTCGATCAATGTTTGTGTCGTGGTACAGTATGTTGTCTGTTATGTTAAAATGATTGCAAAAACTTTGAGCATAACGTAGACCGTACAGTGCATCCCAAGAAAACTGTTGTTTCCATGCCGTGTATTCGATCAATGGAATTTTTTTGTAAACACAAAGATCTTTTTTGTGATCTGTGTCTGCTAGTAATTGTTTCACATGTGATGCAAAAACTGCAGAACTTTGCGGTTCAGTCATGTTGAATTTCCATCCAGGTATGGTCGCCCATGTACTTGACTTGTGTTATGTAGTCATAGTTTTCTGGTTTACCTGTGCTCCATTCAGTTGGACCGTGAAGTGATAAAATCATTTTTTGCTTTCTTGTGTCAAACGCTAACCAATAATACTGGCCCATAACAATTTGAAATTGATATTCTGCTGCATAAACCATGTCAGTGACATCAAGTCTGCGTTTGATGTCTTCTGCTTGTTTCTGTAATACTGTAACCAATTCCATAATTCTATCATACTCTTGCTGGGCATACATCCTAGCATGATTGATCATTATGTCTTTCTGTTTCTCTATAGGAATCAGATCAAATTTAGGACCACCAGCTTCGGTAGGATATGGTGTGACGTTTCGGTTAATAAAATTAACCAAAGTGTTGCCTGTAGTTATATCAAAACTGGCACGGCCTTTGGCTGAGTTATTTTCTTCCATCAGTCCCAGAGATTTTGATAATACTTGCCAAACAATGCAAATCCGTTTTGCATACGTTCCTCTACTTTTTTCATGCCTTCGTAGTCACATTTGTATGTGTGATTTGGACCATCTTCCCAGTGGTACATGGTGGCTTTGCCATTTTTGTCCCATTCGCAGGCAACTGTTTTGTGATCAAATTCGCCTGAGCGAAAAGCATCTTGCCAGGAATCGTCGACCTTGTGTTCAAACGCAAAGATCATTTCATCCAACACCCAATCCCAACGCTTGAACCAGTTATCGTCGGTGTCCCACTCGTTTTCCTTGGGTCCGGCTTCTGTGCTTCTCAATCCTAGTCCTTCAGGCACATCCTGGTCATCCACACTGGGAGAGCCATGCTTGGTTGTCTTCAACTGTTTGAGCATGGGCAAGATTATGTCAGCCAGGGTATGATCCATGCTCCAGGTATCGTATCTGTCAATTTTTACATAGTTGATCTTGGGATGAACAAAGTCTAAAAACTTCATCCAGGCCTTGCAAATGGGTTCTAAACGGGCCACCCATTTGTCGTATTTGTGGCCGGGCGTATCTTCGTGATTGTAAAAAACATCATCGTCCTTTTCCCAAAAGCAAACTGCTTTTAGAATGGTATATGGACTGACCCAATGATATCGGTAGTTGCTTTTGTAAATTTTCATGTGGTTGTCCTAAAATACGGTGCTCGATCAGCGTCTGTTATTTCCATGTTAAAATGTTGTTTAATAACTTGATTCCATGGAACACCTTTACAGTAGATCGATTGCTGGTACGCAAAGTCAGCACACTCCTGAATCAATAACTCAGCAAACTTTTCCAAGTTCATGCCATCCAGTACTGGCGGTTTATAATCGCCACCTCTGAGTGATTCGCAATAGGCTCCGGCTTGCTCAGCAAGTTCATAAATTCGTTTGCTCATCATTCACTCCATTTTAATATAAGCCAAAAATATTTTGGATCATTTTCATCTATGTCAAACCAAATTTGACGATCTTGCTTTTTAACACAAATCCCTTTGGCAGTAAAAAATTCTACTGCATAATCCAATAACTTGTCTCTCTGTGTAGAATCATTCAATGAATCACTTACTGCATTTGTAGCATGAGCACCAGAATGAAACTCATCTAAAAATTCATCTACTACATAGT